GGTTTTAGTATTATTGGCTATTTATAATATACACAAAAATATAGAAATAAACTTTATAAATTTGAAATAGTGCAAGCCCCTATATAAAATATTTTTTAGTATATAGCTATAGGCTTATTTTTTCTTGCCTGTATCTTTCTTCTTTACATCAAATTTATTCTTATTTTCCCTTGCTATTTCTAGATCAGTTTGCTTCATTCTCATCTGAGCTTGCAATTTTTCTCTTTCAATCTGATTCTTCTCTCTATCATTAGTCATGCGGTTAGTCTCTTTATTATTCTGAAGATTCATAGACTCCTGAAACTCATTAGATTTCTGGATTTGACTTAAAGCATCCATGTAGTCAGATTGTAAGTTCTGGTTGATATCTTGCATAGCACCATAGCCGGCAGCCTTAATCTCAGCAATAAGAATATCTTTTCTTCTATCTTTCTCAGCTTCTTGCATATCATGATCAAGTTGTAACTGCTTCTCTTGAAGTCTAGTCTGCATTTCTTGCTCCTGCATTTCTTTTTGATGCTGTTGCTCTTGTTCTTTAAGACCATTAGTTTTTCTTTCAATGCTCTTAAGAGTATTGCTAAGCTCACCAAGAGATTCTGCTTGCATAATGTTTCCTAGATCATATATTGTAGCACCGGCTGTATTATTAGTAAATGCTAACTGTTTCATCTGCTCCAGGATAGCGCGCTGATTGGCTTTGGTTGTGGCAAATATATTAAAGTCTCTAAGTAGGAGATCTGTACCATTCATCTCAAAATTAACTTTCTCATCTGCAGATGTCATATACTGCAATCTCAGTGAAGGCTTTTTAGAGTGATAATACTGAGCTAAGTCAGTTCTCATCTGATGTACTCTAGGCATCAGGTAATCAGAGTGTTGTATAAAGTAATTTTCAGTTTGTGCATATGATCCAGCTACAGCTTGTTCTATACCTTTTGCGGTATCAGTTTGTCCTATCTGCTGACCTAATCTTTGTGGTGTAATACCTATTACTTCAAAGCATTGTTGCTTGAAATAATTAGCCATCTGAATCCTTGATAACATACGCTGAGTCTGCTCAAGGTTCATAACTTGGAAATGCTGTTGGCTTAATGCATTTTCTGTATTAGCAATAGATGTATCTAGAGGAAGGATTTGGAAATTCTTCATAGCCACATAAGCTTTAGCATAGTTATTCTTACCCCAGTCTTCACCTAAGGAGTGCTTAGGTAATGTATTCTGGTCTAGCATAATAACTGTACCAAGTTCATCAATAAGGATATCAGCAATCTGGTTGTTTACAATATTATATCCAATTTGGAAAGGCTTCATTAAATCTACCATAGAAGTAGATCTTGTATTTCTATCATTAAATACAGCACCTTCTACAGGAAGTTTACATCCATAGAGAGTACTGTCACCCTTGAACTGAAACTTCAATGGACCAATTTTATTTTGGTCAATACCTAGATACATAGGATTTACACCGCCAGGATTGTTCATACCCCAGAAGCTTGGATGGTTAGGACCAATCTTTACACCACCCCAAACTTGGTTAATCCAGATCCAGTCTAGGTGCTCACCAAAGATAAGTGTATCCTTAGTTTTATTTTTAATTAAAGTAGTGTCATAGATAGGCTTGTCAGTAACTTTATAGTCTTCACTAACAATATCTGTAGTTACCTCTCCATTTTCACTGATCTTAGTTAGATGCCCTACTTTTCTTTGAGACTTCCAATAACATGTAGTCACACGGAGTAAGAAGGCTGCACCCATAGGAGCATAGTCTTCACCCTCAGCCATAATCCAGTTAATGATATCTCCACCATTAAATACAAAGTTATCATACATAGAAACAAACTGCCTGTAAGCTAAGCTTGGCATGTTAGTGTTCCAATCATGAGACTTAGTAGCATCATAGTAAGAACCATCATTTTGATAGCCTTGTAGTGGATAGCCAGCTGACCTTACGGGGTAGATGGCTTCGATTGACTCAAGCTGTTCTTGTGTCATGATATAACCAAATTTATCAATAACATCAGCAATTGTCATCATCTCCACACGGCCTACCCAGTTACCTTGAGATATGTACCTGGCTTCGGCAGATTTATGATAGAAAGTAGTTACAGGATTCCAAAGTTCAATATCATAGTCATCCTCCATCATTTTAAGATGCCAGAACTCTCTATCTGTAATAAGCATGTCACGGAATCCTCTTTCCTCTAACTCATCCATCTTGAATCTTTCTTCATCTATCTTAAACTGATGCATGGCCCATTGTTCACCCAAGCTTCTATAAGATTTATCAAAGAAGTTCTGTATTTCAGGAAGAGTTTTAAGGTTTTCAGGAGAAGTTTGCTCTTGCATTTTTTCTTGAATCTCAGGATCATTAGGATCCATACCTTGTTCAATCATTTTTGCAATGAGCTTTTGCTCAGCCTGTTGGAACAAAACTTGCTCTATCTGAGCTCTTTTTTGTTCTAACATTTCATTATAAGAATATTCATCTGTAGCTTGAAAAGTAATTTTAGTATTTCTTTTAGCAAACTCAGATGTCAGAACATTAACTACATTAGGAATAATAGGATAAAACTTTAACTCAAGAACTGTAGGATCTTCTTTCATAAGAGTATCTACAAGATCTCTCATTTCATTATCATCCTCAACCATATAGTCTGTCCTGTCTATAACACCCTTGGCAAGCTTATAGTTCTTCATAAGCCTACGGGCATTTCTACGGATTTGCTTTAATCCATTCCACTCTAACCAGTCTAAATTCCAGGCAGCCCATTCTTGATCTTTGTCTTTTTTGGGTAGAAATTGCAATGGCTGGGTTATTGAGCCCATCCTATTGTATTCTGCCTTTTTTCCAGATTTCATCTGGAGTGCATTTAATACTTGCATAGCTTTATCTTATATTCTTAAATGGGTTCCTTGGGGGTCTTTTACCCAAAGAACTTTGGCCCATCCCAATATGCCGGAATGGGCTATTAGTAAATTTATATAAATTTTCTGACTTTTCCAAGTGTTTTCTGTCAGTTGTATCAAATCTTTTTCTCACACCTCTGTTTGCTTCCTGCACTTTAGCAAAAGCTATAAGAGCTCCTAATGCTATTAACCTATCCACGTTTAAGCCTTCCCTGTATTGTTGCATCTCAGTCATAGCCATTTCATCAGGTATTCTTTCTATACCATAGACTACTTTAACTACCTTGCCATCATCTGTAGTTACCTCTTCCATAACTTCTTTACAAAAGTCTACTAGATAAGGTAGGATATGGACTTTAAATATTGTACCGGTGTTTCTCCAACCATACTCTTCTATGTGAGATAGAGTATTATCCAGGTCTTTCCTAAATGTAATCTGACTCTTAGGTACCAAGTATTTTTGCTTTTTCTTTTTAATCATGTGAGTAATAAAGCCGGGGACATTGCTTTCAACTACTGTCCATGCATTATACCACTCAATCATATTCTCTAGTCTCTCATGGGTTTTGTTTATATCATCAAAGCGCCCACACCATGAAGCTACTATTTTATCAGTCTCAATATATGTTGTAACATCTTCTCCATCTTCTCTTGTAACTTCTATAGGAATCTTATAAACATAGATAGAGCAAAGAGAATCAGATGTTACTGTTTTACCTTGTGACACAGGGTCAATTGATGCATAGTATGTTCCCCACTCTGCTTTAGGATCAGGTCTTTCATATACAACAATAACTCCACTTTTATCTTCTGAGTTTTTGTCTACTGGAAACTTCATGATTGGAATCTTTCTACTCTTCTCAACTAACCAGGTTCCATCATTTTTTCTAGATAAATCTACATACTCTATCTTGTATTCTTTGTCTTGTATTCTTCTTTTCTGAGCAGCAACTAAGTGAGAAGGAAATATAGATACAGTTCTTGTAGCAAAAGCCTCTTCTATATTTCTAGGATGCTGAGACACTTCTAGCTGATAATCTTCAGGACTCATGTCCTTTTTGATCTTAGCAAAGTAGTCTTCAAGCATTTTTAAAGCTTTCTCAACTTCAGAGTTTCCAAATCTATCTACACAAGGAGGCATAGACCATTGCTCTGGTATAAACAATCCTGTTCTACCTACTGTACCTCTATCATCCAAAAGATCAGACTCTACATAAAATATATCATTAGCTTCTGGAGTCTGGATCATTTTTCTTAAAGGTTCACACTGTTCAAGATCACCCACAGAACCAGCAGCTATAAATGTTCCTGTAGTTATAAGACCAGACTTTAAAGCAGGTTTCATGTAGAGATAAGTCTGCATCATGTCTGGGGCAATACCAGCCTCTTCATGAAAGAAGTAAGTACAGGGACCACCTACACCGGCTGTTGGGTCTTGCTCAAAAGATGTACCTTTTAGTACACCTTTTAAACCTTTAAGAGTTGCTCTATTAGAGCCAGGAACTTTAGTCTCAATCTGTTGTTGCCAGTCTAAGATCTTACCTGGATTCATAGGTCTATACCAAGCAGTATTCTCATCTAAGAAGTTACGGTACTCATTCAAGAACCTCCAAGTATCTAGGACATATGCTTTAAGACTTCCTCCTATTTTAAGTATAGGAGTCTCTTCAAACCAGATTTGGTTAATTAATTTAGCCGCATGAAAATATGAAGAGGCAATCTGCCTTTTCTTAAGCACTGCAGCATGTTTGTAAAAAAGCTCTGCTAGTATTTCATATAGGGCTAAATGATACTGAGCATCCCGCACATCTGGGAAAGTAAACTTCCTTTGCTCTTTGTTATTAATAGGTAGGAAGTTTAACCACATGTAGTATTCTCTAGTGAGGTACCAAGTCTTACCTTGGTTTTTAAAGATAACACCTTTTCTACAGCGGTTCTTCATGTCATCCCAGTAAGTAATGTAATCTTTGCTTCTTACAGGGGCTGGTGTATAATAACCTTGTTTATTCCACTTAGTAGCTTCTTCATTAAATACAAAAGATGTCTCATCAAACTCATATTTGCCGGGCTCTTTAAATACAGAAAGAACAAAGTCTCTGAACTCTTCTCTACTATTAAAACTAGTAGTGGTCCATTGACCATTATCCCAAGTAGGCATATCTGTATAAAAGAAAGAATCCATTAATCTAGTTTTTGAATCTTTTTAATATTTCCTTTATACTCAATGATTAACTTCTGAAGAGTTGTTTGTGATTTACTCTTAATAACATTCTCATGATTACCATTAAAATAATCTGAAGAGTCTTCTCTTTTAAAAGCAGCCCAAGCTTTTGTGTAAGGATTGTAATGAAACAACCAATCATGTAATGCTTCCATAGTTTTATTTTTGATCATATGCTAATTCTCCACCACCGCGTGTTCTTGTTTGTTGCTCTTCTAGTAAGTCTTTGTATGCTCCTTTGAATGAACTGCGGATACCTTCAAAGTTTTTAGCAGCACTAACTAGAGAGTTGATATTTCCATCCCGTCCATGAGAGATAGGAGTTTTTTCCATGTAAGTAGCTAATCTATCTAACATAGAACTGATACCTCTGTAAGCTCTTACTGTAGGGGTTTCATACATTTGCTTGCACTTATCAAGAGCTGTCATAATTAAGTCATCTTCTGTACTAAAGTCTGCCCGGATATCTTGAAGTATAATTTGCTCTTTCTCATCTTCTGGCATATTAAAATAAGGATTTGCATCAGGGTTAGGACATGTCATATAGAAAAGAAAAGCATAGATAGTCATATGATTCTCCGGGTAATTATCCATAATATCTTTAAGATAACTTAAAGTATAGCAGTGCTCAGTAGGTACTATCTTGTTATTTTGCAGGTCAAATATTCTTATCATGTTTTTTCTTTTTTATTTGTTTACAAAAAGTCTCATCAAAAAGAGGATTAGGTACAAAGTGTACTCTAATGCTTTTTCCTTCAATAGTTATATATTTAGGATTAGCCTTCCAAAAGTTTTGATGTGTATATTCATCATTACTCATCTTCTACTGTTTTTCCAGTGTTTATAATACAACCATGCTTTAAGCATGTTTTTAAGAGGCACATCTGCAACAAAATCTACCATACCCTCAATATCAACTAAACACTCTTCTTCAGATGGTTCTTCAGCATCTTTACCAAACCAAGGTCTTAGTCCGGCAAGTTTTGATAAATCAATGTATTGCATGATTTGTATAGATGGAGGCTTTATATTATCTAACCCAAGTTCTAAAAACTTTTTTTCTTCTAGTGTAATTGGTACAGCTATAATTTCTGGTATTTCAGCATCTTGCCAAACAATACCTTTTATTTTAGGATGAATCATTTTTTTCTCCATTTTAAACTTATACCCCAACACAGAAAACATATATAAAGATCTTGATAATCTGTTAAAGGTAAACCTATACCAAAGCATATGCCTGGTACAAGATTGCATGATATTTTAATTTTTCTCATTCTATTTTACTTATATTATTTCTTCCAGTTGTTATATTTTTAAATCCTCTAACTTGGTTATTAGGCCAAGCCCAGATTTCTCCAGTATCATCTTGAATACATACCCACTTAAGATCATGTTCTTCTGAATAGTCAATAACCATAATAGCTTGAGCACTTCCTTTAGGAGTAATCAATGGTATTTGAGGACTTAATTGTAACATCATTTTTTATTACTTCTAATATGATCTATCATAGCTATTACTTCTGATTTCAGATAAGGCACCTCATAAGGAACAACAGTCTTCACAATAGGGTTACCGGTATTATCTTTTTTACTAATAGGATAACCAAACTGATCCTCACCATCTTTCTCAAATATAATATGGTGAAGCATCTGCTTACCAGGTTTATATTGAGGATTATGTTTCAGAATAATATACATATAAGTACTTAATTGCAAAGCATAGTGGTTGAAGTTACAATCTTCTAGATGGCTTAAAGGACCAATCATCATTTGAGCTTTACCTTCCCAGTTTACAAAACTGTTCTTTTTAATCTCTTTATTAGTCTTGTAGTCAATAATATCTACAACACCTCTTACTACTTCAACTCTATCTGATTGTCCACAAACACCTGCTGATTTCAAATATACAAAATGTTCAGGATAAATCCCTTCTGTTAATCTCTGATTAGGAGCATGTTTTACTCCACCTTCCCAAATAGGTTTTATGATAGGAATATTTACACCAGATCTTTGTATTGTTTCAATACTAGTTATATCAGACTCTCTTTGATCATGATACCAAGATCCGGCTGTTACTGCACGGTCTCCTTCATCTGCCCATATCTTTTGGATTTCTTTAGGATCTACTCCATACCACTTTGATCTCTTATTCTGAGATGATTTAATAGATTGCTTTACAGGATCAAAAGGTTGTTTAAATTGACCTACAAATTTTGTTACACTAATCCAGTCTATCCTTTCATTAGGATCTAAACTTTCATATTTATGGTTCTCTGCTTTGAATATTACTGACATCTTGAGTTGGTGTTTGAGTTGGTGGATTTTTTAATGTTTCTAACAATGCTACAGCAAAGTCTAGATTATCTGCAGCAGGTGAATTAATCATATTTAATATATTCCTGGCTTCACTAAAGCTAAGCTTTCCCTGGCGCCAAAGATCTTGAGTTACTGTAATAGCCATTCTCTTTCTATGTGTATAAGGAGAATGACCAAACATAGCAAGTTCTTCTGCTTGCTGATTGAATCTAGCTTGAGATTCTTCCTCATGTTTTTTTAGCCAGGTTGTTGAATTCATTACATATCAGCTATATCCCACTTAGGTCCATCCGGGTGCGGGCATGATGAATCTAAAGATCTTAGTTTAAGAGCTAAACTGCAACCGCAAACTGAACAGCAAGGTTGTGTTCCTGTAACCATGCATGTTAATCCTACAGTATCAATCTTAGGACACTCTTTACATATCTTCATTCTCTCCTTGTATATTTTCTCCACTGGATTTCTCTTGAAGATCTTGTTCATTAGGCCTGCTAGTATCAGGCTCTTGTTTTTCCAAATTACTTTTATTTTTTCTAGCATCTTTTATTTCTTTAAATTTTAATTCTCTTTGCTCTACTAATTTTTTAATTTTTTCAAGCTTCTCTATTCTGTCCATAAGATCTACTTTCATCCTATAGCCTGAAAACTTACCTTCCACTCTTATAATTGTAGCCTTGTGACTTTCTACTGTTTCATCAATCTTCCAGTGCTTGACCTTAAAAGTTCCTAAGTTGGGAATCTGTATTGTCTCATGATTTAACTCTGACATATGGGTTCTTACCCTATCCCAGAAAAAATCAATAAAATCACTTACCAAATTCTCAGGAAGCCCTAACTCTTCTGCTGTGGGCTTCTTGAACTCATTAGCTTTTTTTGGTACCAAGATGAAACATTTTAAAGTTCAACAGTATATTTCCTTCTTGCTGGATATTTAGTTCAGGATTAAGTTCAATACTCTTAGAGCCATCCCTGTTTATAATATTATAGTTTTTCATCTTAGCTACACAGTTTCTTACTGTCTGTGGAGTTTTGAATATAACCTTTTGGTAGGGAATGGATACATCCTTATCTCTATTATCCGGGTCACAGCAAGCATTACAAAAATCAGAAAGCTCAACCTTTTTATTAAGGCCAAGCAGTGTAAGGCAGTTTAAGTCTGATTCACTTAGTATTATCTTGTGAACATAACAATAAGTAATTATCTGGAATTTAATAATCTCTTCCAGAGACATGTTTACTTTCTTGTCTACTACATTAAACTGAGCCATGTTGGTTTGTATTAATTATTTGGCTTTAAGCTTTCTTTCTTTTCTTTCTTCTACAGGAGCTTCTTCTTGTGGAGCTACTTGATCTCTCATAGATTCTTCCTGCTCTTCTTTTTCAGGAGCAGCTTCATCTTGAGGACCAGCTGCCATTTGAGCTTGCCTAATAATCATCTCCATGCGCCTAGCACGGGCAGTTTCAATATCAGCCAAAAAGCTTTCATACTTAGCTTGATACTCTAATACTTCTGCTTGTTTTTTGTAATACTGAATAACCTTCTTACGGTTATCTTCAATTTGCTCAGGAGTGAGCTGTTCTTTTTCTTGTGACATACTTGTTGGTTTAAGTTTAAACAAATATACATATAAAGTTTAAACTTACCAAATTTATACTTTAAAAATTTAAAGTTATAAAATCAATGCCAAAACTGTGGTAATTGTAAGGATGACTCCGGTAGCTGCCCAGCCTACTTTAGTCCATAATAATTTTCTTTTAACTATTTTAGTTTCTTCTTGAGCAATATCTCTTTCTGCTTCTAGTTTATCAGCCAGTAGAGAAGCTTCTATAAATCTACTATCTTGTTGATTTATAGTAAGTTGCATAGATTGAATAGCTTTCTTCTGAGTAGCTACAGTAACATTAGCAACCTTTAATAAGGTATCACATTCTGATCCAGATATAAGTTTACTAGCAATTACTCTTAATTCAGATGTTGTATAACTACAACTAGTATCTTTTGGTGCGCGGAGTAAGTCCTGAGTTTGCCCTGATGATGCTGTCCAACTGATCAACAGTAGCAGTAGATGTAAATTTCTTTTGTTCACGGTATATAATTGTTATTACTGGTGGTAAAGATTCTAAGCTATCTACAACTTGTAAGTACCGGGTAGTTACAGCTTTTTGTTTTTCTATTCTTTGTGTTAAAACTTCTATGCTATCTTTAAGCTTTTGAGTATCTTCTGTAGGTACCAACTCTTCTCTTTTAATAAATATCCATATAAGTAATAAAAATATTGTAAACATTGCTGCAAAAAAAGCAATAAGTAGAAATTGTTCTTTTGGTTTATTTTCCATATTATTATTTAACTATGTGTTTGGCTCAGATTTAGCTTTAAGATAACCACTCAGTTCAGATAAAGTTGAGTTCATAGCAAATTGCATCTTCTCCACACCATCTAGTTTTATCCAAAGTTTCTCATGTGCATCTTGCTGCTCTTTACGGAGTTCAGTGATCTTATTGTAGATTTGTACTTCTTTCTTTTCTACTTCATCTTTGTTTTTGTCAATTGTATCCATAATATTTTGCATGTTAGCTTTTTTAGCATTCTTAGCATGAAGAAATTTTTCATCTGTATCTTTCTTAAAATCATCAAAATCTTTTTCAATCACAGCAAGTTTATCTTTTGTTTTTTCAGCAGCTCTTTTCATTGCATATAAAAAACCAACTATACCTAGTATGGCTAATACAATTTCTACAACTTCTTTAATACCAAATATAAGTTCCGTAGCATTCATAGTTATGATTCTGTAGAAGATTCTTCAGATGTATGTTTTTTATTAATCCACTTGTCTACTGAGGCTATACCAAAGCATGCAATAGTTATAACTTGAAATGAGTTAAATATAAACTCATTAACTAGTAAAGGTTTGTTAGCTATTCCTGTACCAATATCTACAGCAGCAAATAGTATCATTACTGCAAAAGCTATAAAGCCAACTACTGCTTTTTCATTGATGGTGTTATTGTCATCAAACATTGTCCAAAACTTTTTCATTGTACTGTGTCTTTTTTAATTGTTGATATTACTTTTTGTATAAAACTTTTTTTCTTTTTCTTAACTGGCTCAGATACAGTATCAGCTAATACAGCTTTAACTTCTTCAAGCTCAGCTTTGGTTTGAATAAGTTCTTTCTTTAAAGATACATTTTCTTGTTTAATAGCTTTAATCTCTTTTACTTTTTTATCAGCATGTTCTGTGCTTTGTAAAAGGCTTGACATTTTTTCTGAAATGCTGTCTACAGGAAGTATACTGGCA